GACACCAAAACGTCCTCTTGTATCCGAAAACAATGTAGATAATTCTGTATCACTTAGTGCTCTGTCATGTAGTGAAAAATAACCTATACGCTGACCAGGGCCTCTATATTGCCAACTTCCTTGATCGTCTACTTGTCCAATAAACAATGGATCAGTATTTCCATTTCTAGCATCAATTCCTACTGAGTTTGCGTTTGCGCTTCCGTTACGATATGCTCTCATTGTACCATTGCGAGATGTTACAGTGATCATTTGCCATGTATTTTGAAAAGTTATAGGATCGGTTGTATCAACAGTTTGCTGACTTTGGCCATCACCGTTCCAAGTTATATGAAATCTGCTACTTGAGCCACTATAGTACCAACACGCCGGACGTCTACGTCCTTGTGCGTTTCCCTTACAGAAAAATTGTGTCCAAGTACCATTATCGTCAAATGTTGGATATACCCAAACATTATAGGTCCAGTTTCTATGACTATAATTCAAACTAGGAGAAGCTAACACAGAAATATTGTTATTATTATTTAAAACTTGGTTAAAATAAGATTGCTGGCCATTACTTACCCAAGTTGTACCATATAATGTTCCGTGGTTGTTTTGTCCTGAAAGATCGTAAACTGTTACGCCACTTCCTGGATAACTCGCAGGATCACTCGGATCGAATAATAAAACTAATCCTTCGTCAATATACCCGCCGCCATAATTTGCTCTTGTATCGCGCCACTGTCCTTTGTAGTAATGTTCAACATATTGTAGATCGGTGTTAAAGCGTAAATTAGCTGTAGTGTCTTGTCTAGCTCCATTATTTCCGTTTGGCAAAACAATGCCTTTACCTATATCCGATCCAGATAAATTCACATTTGTATTTTTAATATTTGCCACTAGAAACTCCTAATTACTTTTTAATCTGTGTAGCTAATTCTTTTACTGCTTCTATTAAATATGCTGTTAACTTAGTATATTGGATTCCTTCCGGTTTTCCATCTTTATATGAAACTACATTTGGGATCACATCTGCCACTTCTTCAGCAATCAATCCTGCTTCATTTTGGCTAGATCCATCTTTTCTATCATAAATTTTACCAGCTAATTGCAAAATGCTTTCAAGGGCATTTTCAATTGGGTTAATATTTTCTTTATAAGCAATACTAGATGTCTCTGTTATAGTTGAAGCACTTAAAGTATTAAATGTACCGTTTGCTGCACTAGATCCGCCAATAGTTGTTCCGTCAATCGCTCCACCGTTAATATCTACAGAGCTACCTAAACTTGCTGTACCACTTACTGTGCAATTTGTCACACCTATTGCTGAACAACTTAGTGTACCCGTTGAAGGAACAAAAGATAATTTAGAACTTGAAGTGTTAACAGAACTTACGCTACCGCTTGTGCTTGTTGATATTAAAGGATAGTGAGTAGTTCCGCTACCTGTTTGGTCACTTATTCCTATTCCAATTGAAGACCATGTCAAATTTCCGCTGCCGTCTGTTTGCAGGTATTGACTTGCACCGCCGTCGTCTGCAGGGAATGTCAAGGTATAATTAGCAGCTAATGTTCCAGGAGATTTTAAAGATACTGAGAAGGAACTAGCGTTATCTGCCAACTTCAAGGAAGCACCTGCATTTACTTGCAAATTTGTTGCTACTCTTACTTCACCGGTGCCATTTGGATCTAATGTTAAATTAGCATCGGGCGTAAGCGTAGTAACCACGTTTTCTGTAGTAGATAGTACACCTAAAATTGGTCCACCTAATACACCTGTTGAAATTCTACGCATTATTTTCTCCTTATGCTAGTGATGTTTCTATACCAAATACGACCGCCGACATATCAGTGCTGTTGCAATAGCAAACAATTTTACTGCCTGCGCCTAAAACAATGCCGCCTCTTTCTAGCACACCGTTTGCTAGTATTTCTGTATCAAATTCTATATATTCAGCATTTGTTGGTGTGTCTGCTGCTGCGACTGCAATACGTACATCACGTGTTGTTGCTGCTCTATTACACAAGTTAACTGACACTACTGAAAAAGTATCAGCAGGACAAGTATATAGTGTAGTGTTTGTTGCGGCACTCAAGTCCGCTGTTCCTAATACTCCTGTTGCCATTTTTTAATCTCCATTATCTCAACATGTAGTTAATTGCTAGTGGGTAACCTGTGATACCACCAGTAAAGTTCATAGTTCCAGTGATATTTATCGCTGAACCTGATGCTGTAGTTATAATATTCGAACCAATGAATATATCTCCAGCTGTGACTGTGTTTACGTTCAAGGACGCACCACCACCACCAATTTGTGCTTCAATGTATGCTTTCACAGCTCTTTGTGTTGGAACAACATTGTCGCTGTTTGCAGTCATGAACGGGTCAGTACTAAATTCGTTAACTGCTGCACTATTACCGCCTAGTGTTACTTCGCCTAGCGATAGTTCTTGTAGACCTGCAATGTTAAATGCTTCAGCATCAAGTGTAGCAACACCAGTTGCCTGTTCAACGCTAAACAAGTTACCAACTCTAAAGTTACCATCTTGGTCTGTAGCAGTAAAGAACACTCGTCCACCGTTAAACTCTTTTGTTTCGTCTGCTGGGTCAGGATCAACAAGAGGCGTATTTGGGTAATTTGTTTTAGTAAAATTACCTGTACCAATATCAAGGAAGTCGTGTCCAGTTAAACGTACCTGTGAATAACGTATTCTACAAGTTACTGACGCTTCGTCAGTAATTTCATCTGCAACTGTTACCTCTGGAGACACGTTTAAAAATGCTGTATATGAGCCATCTTCGTCGCCTACAAAACTAACAACATTTACAAGTTTATATGTTGTAGACAATCCGCTAAACACTACGTTAGATCCTGGAACTGGTCTTGCTGTTAGTCTCTTAACAGCAATAAATGATCCAAATTGTATAAAGTCTGCGCCACCATTAGAGTTGTTATCGTTAATGTCTGCTGTTGCTTCAAGATATCCACTACCTCTATTGTTGTAGGTTGGATTAGCAAGAACTCCGCTACCTACACGCACTCTAACATTAATATCATAAATGTTAGCAGGATCTGTGACAGTTACAGCAGGTAAATTTAAAGGATCATAACACGAACCTGGCTCCTGTAGTCTTATTTCGAAAATTTTCTCACTTGCTACACCTACACGAGCTATTGCTTTGGCTCCGAGTCTAGCGTATGCACCTCCGGTTCCTGCTGCATTGGGTAGTAGAACGAACTTTCCTGTTCTATTAGGATTACCAAACGCACAAGCATTATACCCACCTGTTATAGTAGTGACTGTATATGCTTGCCAGTAAATACCATCCTGCGACCATTGCACTTCATTTGTATCGTCTGAAGTAATTACAAAAACGCCCTGTCCATATGCAATTTTACGTTCAGTAGCAGTTAATGGCAATGCTAAAGATCCGTTTGTCCAATTTTTACCATCTAATGAATACATAGTTCCATTAGTACTTCCTAATATTACCCAATGGTTATTACCAAAAGCAATATCTGTAGCAGAAGCTGCTGCGCTAGGTAATGAGATACTATTCCAAAGTATTCCGTCTTCTGACCAAACTGCATTAGTAGAACCACTTTGAACAGCTACAAATATACCTTGTCCGAATGCAATAGCATCATAACCAATACCAGGTAAAGCATTTGTATTAAGTGTCCAAGTAGCACCAGCATCTTGTGAGTATGCAACATCTTGGTCTGCTGAACTAATAACAACATATCTGTTATCATTAAGTGCTACATTACCAAATGCAACTCTTGTTTCTGCACCAGTGTTCAATCCTCCTGGAAGTGTTGTGCTACTCCAAGTATCTGCATCCGCACTGTATGCTACATTGTTGCTACCATCTGCAACAACAACTACACTACTTACAAAATAGTCTGATGAACCATCATCTAGCAGACCACTAGCAATACTTGACCAGGTTCCTGATCCTGCTGTTGGCAATGTTTCCGCTGTCCACGTTTCACCGTCTATACTTAATGCTGCTGTAGTAGTTGTGTTACTAATTGCAAGGAATTTACCTTTTTGTCCAACACCGCTTATATCTAATCCAGTAACAGCACCGTTTGTATCTACACTAGTAACAGTAATAACTAGATCGTTAGCTGGACTTGCACCGTCTAAACTTGTACCGGCAATGGTTACTGTTTCTAGTCTAACGTATCCTGATCCGCCAGCATTAATACTTACATAGTATTTGCTTCCTGTTCTAGTAACATCAAACGTAGCACTCAATCCGTTAGCACTTGATGTACCTGAAATACCTGTGTATTGTGCTGATGTTTCAACATAATCTACATCTACCCAAGTAGAACTTGATGGTAAAGTAATCGTGCCGTTTGACTTAGGAGGAGCAGCAATATCAAGAGCTGGTTCTATTTCATATGTTGTAGAACTATTAGGTGCAACGATAGCAGTACCCGGAACAAAATGATCCCAACCTGCTGCTCCGTCTGATTCTCTTACAACCGTAGCAATCTTTGTTCCGGAATCATATGTATCTATTAATGCATATTGGCCAATTCCTGCACCACCTGATAAAATAACTTTCATGCCGGGGTATGCTGTAGAACTTGCTCCGTCTGTTGCTGCAAGAGAAATGCTTGTTGTTGTACCGCCTTGTGCAGTGTTTTGTACAACAGTAAATCCGTCTCCTCCAATTTCTCCGCTAGAGTCGTCTAAATCTAATAGTTTTACTTCAAATATACTGTCATCTCTAAATTCGTTTGCAACAACTTCTTCATTATCACCTGCGCCAAAGAAATCAATCTGTGCCTTTGTATAGTCGTTTCCTGCATGACTAAATTCTGCTACTAAAATTTTATCTTGGTCTGTTACAACATTTGATATCACAGCATTATATTGGCTAACGTTATCGACTGCGCCGGTTACTGGAGTTTCTTCAGCGTCGAATCCTTCAGCAATACTACCAAAGTCTCCGTATGAGTTGTTACCATTCGTTGCACGTATTCTGCCGCCATTTTCTGCAAGGTATCCAACGTGTGAATAGTAGGTAAACACCGACACAAGTTCTGCTCTACCATTATTCGTGATCCAAGCACCGATGCCGTCGCCCATCAATTGAGTAAAATCGTTTGATACCATTGAGTCGTTGCCGCCGTCGTGTAGTGCACCGTCGATTTTTTGTCCGATACATGCATAACCGAAACAAGAACAGTTTTGCATATAAGGCGATCTTGCGCTAATCCAAGCACGTTTATCTGCTGGACCCCAACCTGGGTCAAGACTTGCATATGCACCAGCTGTCGGTCTACTTGTACCGTAAGCATTTGCAGGTCCTAAATCGCCTCTTAGTCCGTCTAATGTTTGCAAACGTAGTCCAGTATTGTTCCTCATGTAGTAGAAATCTTCTTCTTGAGATCCGTTTACTGCGTTTACATAATACCTTGCTGCAAGTTTAGACTTATAACAGCCCGGTAAGTAAAGAGTTAAATCAGTAGTTCCGGCAAATCTATATTCACGTTTAAATTCTTGTGGATATTGTATATCCCATTTGATTGCATCAAGGTATGCTTTTATGTCTCTACTACAAAGTGCAACATTATAATCATATGCCTTTTCCATAGTAAATAATTGTGCATATGTATCATCTAAAAATCTAATAACACTTCTGCGGATATCTGTTTTGTTAGCATAGATAGCAACTTGTGCATCTTGTAGTGCTTGTGGTGCCCAACTAACGTCCGGATATTCTACAGTCGGTAAGCCGTCTAGGTTACCGTCATTGATAACATCTTCGGTAATTTGAATAAGATCTTGTGCTAGTGTTTGTTCAGTTGCACTTGCTGCTGTTCCACTTGTATCTTGACTTACACCTACCTGTAGTGGGAACCCTGTGCCAACATCTGCAGTAGTTTCAACAATGACAAATCCTGCTGCACTTGCTAGATAGTCATATGCTCCAACTGTTGCAAGTTGCTGTCCAGCACCTAATTGGCTTGCTGCGCCAACAAAGTATGATTGTGCTGCTCTAACACTTGCACTATTTCCGCCATACATAATGTCGTAGCATAGCGCATCAACAATATATCCAACATCGCGTTCACACTTTGCACTATCGTAAACAAGTGCTGGGAAGTTATCGGCAATATACTGCGTAACTTCCGCTTGTAGGAATGCTCTATTTGCTATAAGCTGCGCTACAGCATTTTGTGTATTTGCTGTTGCACCTGTTGGGGCAGGAAAACTTAGTGTATCTGCTACGCCGTCTCCTGGGACAGATACGCTGACTGTACCATTTTGTAGTACGTCAATTACTTCGTCAAAGCCTGCATCTGCTCTAGTTTGAGCAGTTGTACTTGTTCTTACTTGGTTGATATAACCAACCTTAGACTTAGCATGATTAATACCTGCAATAGTCTGTGTTAATTGATCAGCAGTAACAGTAGCACCGCTTGCTCTTTGATAAGAAATACCATTATATACACTATTATAGTTAGTACCTAATACAACGTCATACGCAACACCATCTAAAATATATCCTGTATCTCTTGAACATTTAACTTTATCATAGTCAAATACAGGAAGAGCTTCCTGTACAGTAACTAACGTTCCGCCTACTGAGTCTGTTAAAGTAAATGTAGTGCTACTTAAAATATCTTTAACGTAGTATGTTGTATCCTCAACTAATCCTGCATTTGTTACACTGTTAGTTGAGTCGTCTTTATTTACAAACTTCACAGGCATATATGGTTTTAACCAACTTGTATCGCTTGTATTTAAAATACCACCAACATTTACAGTTTCAGTGATTGACGTTTTAAAGTGCTCTGTGACATGAGAGTGTACTTCTTGTACAATAAAATCCTTGTTTAATTCTAAATGTCTAATTGCGCTATAGTTATGATTTTCGTCAGTTTGTCTATTGCTTCCATTTGCATCACCGCCAAAAATTACATCTGTTACAAAATCCCAAGTATTATTAATGCTAACAATAGCACCTGGATTTGTATTTACTGAGTCGATAACTTTTGTACGAGCAAATTCTAAAGCAGCAATAGTTGCATCTTTTTGGGCTCCTAATACTTCTGCTGCTGGAGCTCTCAAATACGAGTATGCTGCAATTATACTTGCAAAGTTTGTCTGGAGCATCATATCATATCTTGCAGAGTCGATAATAATGTTAACATCTCTCATACATTTTGCTTGATTATAAACAAAATCAGTATTAAATGTAGTGTTAATATACTGAATTGTGTCTAAGATAGTTTGTGCTTCTGCACTATCAATTGCTGACTTTTCAGTTTGAAGTGTAGCACTTACTGATAGTGCTGATAAGTCTGGTGATACAATAGCAGGTAAACTATCCAAGTTCCCTGCATCTAGTGCGTTAGTAATAATTGCCATTTTAGCAATAAGAGCGTTACCTTCAGTAGATGTAGCTGCTGTTCCTGAAGTGTCTTGTGTTAAGCCGTTTCCTGAACTTTCAGTTACATTAACTTCTCGTACAATTTCGTCTAAGACTGCTGACAATCTACCATATGCTAAGGATGTTTGTTCAGTTTGCTCTGCTGGGTATGCTGTGCCATCGTCGCCAAAATAAGATTGTGCAACACGAGTAGTTGCTAGTGTACCGCCATATAAAATATCAAAGCACATTGCATCAACAATATATCCTGTATCTCTTGAACATTTTGTAGAATTATATTCAAACTGATACCAAGGGCTTACTGGATTACTAGCATTAGCTGCAATTTGGTCGTCGATCCAAGCAACAATTTCTGCCTGGATATATGCTCTGTTTGCAACAAGTTGATTCTTTGCATCTTCTGCATTTGTGCTAGGCAAAGTAGCCGGTGCTGGGAAACTAAGAGCATCTACAACGCCGTCTCCTGGATCTGCAGTGCCTACGCTTCCATTTTCTAAAATGTCAGTTACTTCGTTATAGGCAGCAAGGTGTCTAGTAATAGCTGTAGAATCGCTTAATTCATCTTCAAGTGTATCTCTAGCGAAGTTGATAGCGCCTATTGTTGCTGCTAATTGATTCTGCTTTACAATATACGCATTAGGTCTGGTATAAGCAATACCGTTATAAACAGCGTTAAAGTTTGTTCCTAAGGCAACGTCAAAAGCTAGATCAGAAATTATAATATCTAAATCTCTACGACATTTTGCACTGTCGTAGTTAAAATTACCAAAGTATTTGCTAATAAAATCGATAGTATCGATTTGAATCTGACTACTTGCGTTTGTCATTGCAGTAGATGCAGCAACTAAGTCGCTATCAGCATTTGCTGTGCTTGGATAGGTAATGGTTGGTGCATTATCAAACCCGTCTCTTATAACAGTAATCACATCGTCCATCAAACTACCAATAGTGTTTGATGTTCCTGCATTACCAGCATCTGGGTTTACAACCTGAGTTGTTTCTGAATACACAGGACTAACAGTAATATTTCTACATACAGTTTGCATTAACGATTTTAAATAAGCATATGCTGCAAGTGTTGCTGTTTTTTCAGTAGAATTAATTTGAAGGTTATTAGATGCGCCATCAAAATATGCTTTTCCTGCTTCTACACTTTGCCAGTTGCCGCCATAAGTTAAATCATATAATACAGAATCGATGATGAAACTTGCATCTCTACGACACTTAGTTCGGCTGTATTTTAGATCTGGATAGCCGTCATCCGCGTCTGCTAGATATGCCATCATTTCGTCTAAAATAAATTGTTGGTTTGCCCTTATTAAATCTCTACCGTAACCGTCTGCGCTGTCTGAAAATTGATCGATAGCAATATGTTCGTATTCTAGTTTTTGATTGACTCCGAAGTCAATATTTCTACGAATAACTCTTGCAAGTTTTCCTACAGCAGTTTCTTGAGGTGCTTCAGCTAATGGATATTCTGAAACTTGTGTTAAAGTGTTGCCTGTAGTTTTTTCTACAGTATAACCTCTAACAACATCATTTAAAACTTTTTCCATCCTCTTAATGCCTTCAAAACTAAATTTTGCATCAGAAGCTGGAGTTAATTGATCAGCTTGATTATACTTTGTTCTAGCATTTACATTTGTTGCACGTAGTTCGTCTCCCATTACACATGTTTCTCTAGGAACAATTATCGGTAGTACTTCGTAATATCTACCTGTTGAAACTCTAATAAGTGTAGTAGGCCAGTCTTCTGCAGGTATGTCATCTGCTACTCCTGCTGTGATTGCATCAGTAATGATTTTTACTAATGCTGTACAATCTGACAGTACAGTTTCTGCCTGCAACCCTGTTTCTGTATATTGCTCTACAATAGCAGTTGAATTATCTCCATTTGCAACTTGATAGTTTGTGCTAGGTGCTGTTTGATTTAACACAGCTTCAATTACAGTCAAGCCGTAATTAATACTTGCCTTTGTTTCGTCTTTTTGTGTTAGATACGGTGATCCTGTAGTGTCGTTGACATAACTTAGTGCAGCTTCTCTCGATTTAGCATTGCCGCCGTGTGTGATATCCCAAATTAAAGCATCAACAATAAAGCCCATATCTCTTTCGCATTTTGCACTTTGATATGCAAAACTAGTAGTGAAAGGCGCAATGTTATTTGTTATTTGGTAATCAGTCCACTCTACAATTTCTCTTTGAATAAATTGTCTGTTAAGTTCTAATAACCTTGCTGCATTTGGATTTTTTGCTCCTTTTTCTACTTGCTCGCAAGCATAACGGATAGTTTTAAAGGGCCTGTCAATAGTTTTACCATAAATTGGAGAAGGACTATCAACACCATGTTCAGCTACCCAATAAACATCTTCTGCAGAACCTAATGTTGCCCATTCAGGTAAATTATTTGCTCCAACAGTTAAAACTTGTCCATCAGTTCCGATTGGAAGTCTAGCAGGAGCAGATCCTGTATAATATACCAAGTCTCCTGTAGTAGTAAGTACATCTTCTTCTTTACCTATTGCGAGAATATTCCAATAAGTTCCAGAAGTATCTAAATCCGGACGAGAGTTTTGTGCTCCGCCACCTGGTTCGATTTTAGTTTCTGTGCTAAAATCGTCTCCTTCTGAAATGTGTCCTCCTACACATACATATGTATTTGCACCGTAACGCACTACATCACCTAAGAAGTACTCTTGATCATCTAGCCATTCGCCACGCCAGTCAAGTCCGCTGTTTAATCTGTTCCAATATGTTGCATTAGGAGGTTGTTGATTAGAATGATCTTGAATACAAATATATGTATATCCACCTTGTCTTACTAATTCACCTACCCTATATTCATATGAAGAGCTATCTTCTCCCCATTCACCTAAAAATCTAATACCTTGCGAAAAAATTTCCCAGTCAACTGCTTCTTGTGCAGGTTTTTTCTCAACGTTTGATGTTTTGGCAATATAAGTATTGCCTCCGTAACGTACTACATCACCTTCTTGGTATGGAGTATATGCGTCCCATTCGCCTTCAAATTGGAATCCTTCAACAAATTTTTCCCAATTAGCACTATCTGTGCCAAATGCTGCACTTGCAGTGTGTGCTGTAGTACATACCCATAGTCCTGCGCCGTATCTAATAACATCATTTACTTTGTATCTAGTACCTGTGACCCATTCGTATTTGTAGTCAATTCCTTGGTTGAATAAATCCCAGTTTGCAATATCCGCTTCTAGCCCGTCAGCAGCAAGAGCTTGTGATGTATGTGCTGTATTGGCCACGTACACAGATGAACCATATTTTACAACATCATTAATTTTATAACTTGTTTCTACTGTCCAGTCACCTGTCCAGTTTAATCCTTCAGCAAACACTGTCCAGTTTGCAATATCTGCTTCTAAGCCATCGGCAGCAAGGGCTTGTGAAGTATGATTAGCTGTACAAATATATAACCGCGCACCGTATGAAACAATATCATCAATAATATAGCTTGTACTAGTTGTCCAAGTACCTTTCCATGATTGTCCGTCTGATACAAGATTCCATTTTGGTGGAACAATATCAAAATCGGTAAAAAAGTCCGGGGATGATTCGTGTCCTTCGACACAGATATAAATTTTTCCGCCGAATCTTACAACGTCATCTTTATAATATGTTGTGGAAGTTACCCATTCATTTTTCCAAACAAATCTAATTCTTCCTAATTTAAACTCTGCCATTTGTTGTGTACTCCGTTATACAGTGTATTTATTATATTTTTTTCTTTACTGGATAGATTCATCTACCGTTCTAAAATAAAGTGGATATGCTTGCATTAAACCACTTACTTGTGCGCTATCTTGCGGATTCAAAGGATCTCCTGTACCTTCAAATATCGCTAAAACTGGAATTTCTACAATACCGCCTAAAGAATGCCTAATTTCATTGTTTTCGCCGCCTAATAATACTCGTCCAGCAGTAAGCTGGTTAGTTTCTAACTCAGAACCGCCTTCTGATAGCCTGTTAGCCAAGAAAGTAATTATTGCTCTTTGTGTAGGTACAACATTGTTCGAATCTTCAGTAAAGTTTACGTCTGTTGAAAATTCTCTTACTACTGCACCTGAACCACCTAGTCTTACTCCGCCTAGTGCAAGTTCGCTTAATCCGTCTAGATTAAAGAATTCAGCACTAATTGTTACAATACCAGTAGCCTGTTGAACACTAAACAATTCACCTGCTCTAAAATTACCATCTTGGTCACTTGATGTGTAGAATACTCTGCCGCCGTTTTCTTCGTAAACTTCATTTTCAGGTGCGCTTACAAAATAATTTCCATCGGCATATATTTCTGGATAGTTAGTTTCTTCAAAATTACCGGTACCGATATCAAGGAAGTCATGTCCTGAAATGCGACATTGGCTGTATCTTAATCTAATTTCTACTTCCGACTCATGTGGCACATTGTCTGCAAGTTCAACTTTAGGACTAACTGTTAGTCGTATTCTGTTAGTGCCATTTCCTGTGCCGTCATCTCCTAAATCAACAATACCCACTGCTGCAAAAAGTTTTTTATCGTCTGGGTCAGGTGTTTCTTCATCTGGTATAACATCGAATCTAATCTGGGCTCCAGGACCTGGAACAACACTTACTCCGGTTAAAACTACATCATTACCAACTGGAAAATTATCTGCATATCCGTTGCCTGTTAGTGTTACAACAGTGCTAGAAGATCTGTATCCTTGACCTCTGTTTATCCAATCCGGAGCTCCAATAGTTCCTGTTGACCCTATTCTTTGCTCTGTAGCTAATTCTACAGTTACATCTGGATTTGCAGTAACAGTAATGCTAGGCGGATTTGCGGCATCATAGCCGCTGCCGCAATCCCAAATTTTGACGCTATCAAACGCATTAGATCCAACATCTGATCTTAGTAATGCAGTTGCGCCCGTCTGGACTATTGCTACACCATTTAATGTTGCATTTTTAGAAAGGGCAACATATCCGGCAGGACCATGTGTTATACAGCCCCAAATTTTAAATCCTGGAAATGTTTTTCCAGTCCATAAAATACCGTCTTGCGATGTTGCAAAGAAATTTGTAGTTCCGTCTGAAGCATCTGCGCCAATTGTTAATCCAGTTGTATCACATAATGCAACAAAGAGACCATTTTCATATTTTAACTTTGTCCAATTCATAGAAGTTGAACCGTCTTGAGTTACCATATCTCCGCCGCTTGTCCATGTTATTCCATCAAAGCTATAATAAAGTTCCCCAGTCCTAGCTAATAAAACAAATCTACCTCTTCCAAATGCTAGGCCTACCCAATCATTAGACCCTGCTGGTAATCCGGTATGCCTTAGCCAAGTATCTCCATCTGATGATGTAGCACTTGCACTATCATTGCCTGATACAGCAACATACTTGCCATTTCCATACGCAAGATAAAGCCATTGGCTTGCTGTTGAATCTCCTAAAGCATCATCAGGAATAGTACCTTGTGCCCAAGTATCGCCGTCTGAACTATAAATTGTAGTATTGCTATTTTCTGCTATAGCAACAAATCTTCCGCCTCCGTAAATTATATCGCTATATTCTGCTAAAGGACCTACAGTTTTTCTTTCCCAATTTATTCCATCTAAACTTAAACCGAACTGATCTGATTCCTCTGTAGGCAAAGCAAAAAATCTATTATTACCATTTACTACTTTGATCCAAGTGCTTACAAAAGGCAAGTTTCCTTCTGTCCAGGTTTGGCCATTATCGCTGTATGAAAAGAAGTTTGGATCTGAAATTGCAACATATTTTCCGCCAATTCCAGTTCCTAATACACTAACGCTTACAATACTATTTGTACTGTCTTCAGTAACTGCTGTTACCGTAATTGTACAATCATTAACTCCTGCAGTACCTCCTAATGCAGAGCCGCTGATAACAGTTTGATCTCCCACTACATATCCAGCTCCTTCATCAGTAAATTCTATTGTATATGTTTGGGCAGAGCGTGTCAAATTAAATACAGCAGGTGATGCAGCAATACCGTCTACCTCACCGCTACCGGGGTCCATTTGCAATCCCGTAAAAATGCTGGTTGTTTGACCAAACTGTACATCCTCATACGGTCTAATTTGCGGTAAAGAATATTCTGCTCCACTTGTTGGCGGCGGATCACATACAACTCTCGGTTCAATACGATATTGGGTATTTGAAGTTAATAATGTTTCAATAGTTGTACCTGGAACAATATGGTCCCAACCTATTGTATCGGTGCTTTCTTTATATACAGTACAAATTTTTGTACCTGGATTATACGCTTGGACATATCCATATTGCCCTGTTCCGTCACCTGATATAATAATTACTCTTTGCCCTAAAATGTCTACTTCATCAAATCCAGATCCAGTATCTAATGTTATAGTGGTGCTGTCTCCAGTTTGTGCATTTCCGGTTTGCAATCTATAGCCCGAACCACCTATTGCTCCCGATCCGTCACTGTTAATAATTCTTACATTATATAATCCGCCAGATCTAAAGTCATTAAACTCTACTGAGGCATTAATTCCTGCACCTACAATATCTGCTTGTGCTTGACTGTATTCTTCTCCACAATGGTTGTACTCTAAAGCAAATATCTGATCAGTAAATTCTCCTGCAAAGACAGATTCAACGGTAGCTTCGTTTTGACTTTGGTTATCTATAAACGCAGTTTGCGGAGTTTCGGTTGGATCAAAACCATCTGCAATAGCACCAAAAACTCCGTAAGAGTTATTTCCATTAGTTGCACGGATTGTGCCGCCTTCGTCTGCAAGATATCCGATTACACAATAATACGTAAACACAGATACAAGTTCTGCTCTTCCGCCGTTAGTAATCCATGCTCCTACTCCATCACTTAAGACTTGAGTAAAGTCATTAGATGTACAAGACTTTAGTCCGCCGTTGTGTAGAGATCCATCAATCTTTTGTCCTACACAGTTTGATCCTATGTTAGTTACACCCTGTATATAAGGTGATCTATTCTTAATCCAAACACTCTCGTCATCTGGACCCCAACCTGGATCTAAACTTACACATGCGCCGCCTGTTGGACGCTGATACAAATCAAATACGCCCGGAGGATTCAGTGTTCCTCTAAGTCCATTAATAGTACAATTTCTTACACCGGTTGTATCTCTAATATAGAATAAATCATCAAACTGGCTACCTAATGCTTTGTTTTTAAAGTCTCTACAATGTAGAATAGTTCTATGGTTCCCTGTATAAATTAAATCGTGTTTTACAGCTCTTAAAAAATGATAAATGTCTCTCCGAATTCTATTTTCATCAAAGGTATAGGTTGGTTGAGTAAATCTTAGCCAAGCAAAGATTTCATTTGCAATAAAGTTTTTGTTTTTTTCTAATATGTCAACTGCATCTAAATAACTTGTATCAACTGTAGCAGTGTTAGTTCCAACCACTGTGGGGTTTACAATGCCGGAACCTAACCAGTAATCTAAATATTCGTCATGGAAGTCTATTAATTCAACAACAGTTTCTGTAGGGTCAGAGCCAACTGCTGGTACAGATCTATCTTGGAAAATATTATTACCAGGTGTCGAAGTTACTAGTCTATTCTGGAAAAGATCATCTAAAAAAGTTAACAAATGCTGTATATACAATTTTTTCGTAATATAATCGTCGCCCGCATAATCCGGAAATGGATCGTTTGCTGTGATTTTTGTTGCCCTAAGTTCGTCTCCCATTACAACACAGCCTGCTGGAATACTTATAGGACCGCTTTCGATATAATTTCCAGTTGCTACATAAACCTTTGTTGGTGTTCCGGCAGTGAAGTTGTCTTCTACATACTCACAAGCATGTTTTACTGTTGCAAAAGGCCTGTCAGGACTTAAACCATATCCGTCTAAGTCCATACCGTTTTGACCTACAAAGATAGTGTCGCTATCTTGTATTCTTGCTCTCCAAAAGGCTTCTTGGTCAGTGTTTATAGATAATACTTCTCTTTCTTCGCCTATTGGTAACGCAACAGGACCTAATGAAGATTGGTCACCTGCAAGTGTGCGGTTTAAACCGTACGTTAGTAAATCGCCTTTGTCATTTAAACCTGCTGAGGAACCTCTTTCAATGTATGTGTCCCAATAGTAATATCCGCTTCCATTGTCTCCTGGAAAATTATCATCTGCCGACAAGTGTTGTGTATTACACTTATATGCTGTTCCTAAGTAGTATACAACTTCATTTACAAGGTATTCTCTGTCAGCAGTCCAGTTTCCTGACAACACTGGTTCATCGTCAACTGTTATAGTGTTACCCATGTCTTCATGGTTCCAACACCAATAATACAATGTTCTTGGAGTTTGAGGAGTTATAAAAATTTCTACTCTACGATTAGTAGCAGCTTGAAAGTTTGTAGTATCATTATAATCACTGTACGTTACTATCTCATCATCTAGATAATAAGTTACACCACTTAAGAATCCAGTTCCGCCACCGCGCTCTCCGTTAGGATTATCAGCACTAAAATTTAAAGGGTGTGGATTAGGGTCTGTACCGTTAGCGTTAGGAAAGTAAACATTTTCTAAAGCATCTTGATTAAAAATGTACGTATAATTTTCATAAAACTTCAAAGTAGCTCTATATTCGCCAGCAATAACATATTTGTTGCCGATATCGCCTTCTCTAGGTGAAGAAAATTCAACATTATATCTGACTGTTGTACCGTCGGTGGACCCTAATCCTGCTACTGCATTTTCTTTCCCCCAGACAGCACCTGGCGCTATTTTTTCCCAAACATCTGTGTCAAGATAATCTAATGAAGATCCATCTTGTTCGTATCCGCCTACTTCATATTTTGCAAGGTAAAGATCGCCGCCGCGTTGTACAATGTCACCTGGCTTATAATCTGCTGCTTCAGACCAGGTTCCTCTAAAATTGTATGTTAGTGCTAGTTTTGACCAATAGTTTGAACTATCTTCATCTCTCACGAAAGGATCAATACCAATGTTATTATTAGTACAATAGAACATATATCCGCCGTAACGAACAACATCTCCTATGCTATATGCTGTTGTTGATACCCAGTCGCCGTCAAATTGGAAGCCTGGAAGTAACATTTGAACTTTGGTGTCATCTATTCCTTCTTCGCTACTAGTAAATTCTTCTATAACCTTAAAAATTGATCCGCCGAATTTAATTAAATCGTTGACTCTGTATGTAGTAAGAGGTTGCAAATTGCCTGCGTATTCAACTCCATCAAAAAATACTTCCCAATCATCAATATTATCGTTTATAGATCCGGCCGAAGTGTGAGGATTAATACATTTATATACAATACCGTTGTATTTTACTAACGCACCTGGTCCATACCCTATACTAGTACCCCAGTCTGCTTTGAATTTTATACCTTGTGCAAAAACTTCCCAATTTGTATAATCTGAAGCAAAATCTGTTGAGGTATGGCCATCAATACAAAGCCATAAAGATCCATCAAATTGTACAATATCACCTCTATTATAGATAGTTGCAGTAGCCCAGTTTCCTACAAACGATCTACTGTCAGTCATTACAATCCATTTAGGAGCCGGAATTGGAGGCGATGAACCTGGGACAACTGCTTCTAAATCAACATTAAAGTCAGCATCGGATGTATGCGTTATCAAACAAACATATGACTTGCCTCCAACCTTAACAATGTCGTCTCGTTTATATTCGGTGCTGCCGGTCCAGGCACCTTTCCATGAATACTTAAATCTTTCTAGTTTAAATTCAGCCATTAGTAACCTGCTCCACGTTGTCCGCCATATGTTGATTGGGTTCCGTCAGTTGAAATATTTGCTGGGAAATCATAACTTCCGTTAATTACCTGTACAAATTGTCCTGTTTCCGGTTCAACATAATATAATAAAAATCTACCATCCCAACGTAACTGAGGATAATTTAAGTTGTCATATACAATGTTATGATCATCATCAATTCCGTCCAAAAAATCAATACCTTCTTCAAAATCTGGAAAGTTTTCATCTGACGATGCTTCATTGTTTATAATAACTACATTATCTGTACCACTTGACAGTTGGTCTAGTCTTACTAAAAATAGTTCTCCGTCGTCGTTCCTACGAAGTCCGTAGAAGTAACGCTTAATAAAACTATCGTTAATTGTTTTAGGATCATTACCTACATAATATGTCATATTACACTACCTCCACGTAACTTAGAATTACGTCTATACTGTCGTCTCTATTCGAAACAACCGAAATTTCATTCAATGGTGCTAGGATAAGTTTTTCACCTTGGTTCACAATACGTAAACTTGTTCCTTGTGCAATAGGAACATCTTTAGCATAGTATCCTTCTACGCTTGTATCGTCTTTTACTAAAACGCTTGCATACACAAAGCCGTCAGTAAGGTTTGTTAAACTCATTCCAATTACTGTAGAACGCTGCGAAGCACTCATGGTAGTAATTGTTACTGGTTTTGTTCCGACGCTTTTTACTACTTTGTTTCTAAAAAATGTTGCCATATCTTTATCCTAAACTCAATACAATCTCAAACGCTAAATCTTCAGCTTCAGATCTTGAAATACCTGCATCAGTACCTGCTACCGATACCCAGTTTGTACCGTCATAAATCTCAACTCTTGACAAGTCAGCATTAAAACGTGTCATACCAGTTTCAGTATATGCTAATAAAGGTCTATCAGTGTTTCCTCCAACTGGTAAAACTAAACCGTATGTGCCGTCAAATTTTACATATCCGTTGTTTGTATTCTGAAACTCTGTTATACTATCAGCAACAGTATTTGTTATTGTATTGTTGCTAAAAGCAAAGTTTTCAAATATAACGGATCCTGTACCATTTGCTGTTAGCTCAAGATCAGTGTTTGTATTAGTAGTACTTATCACATTACCGTCAATAGTAATCTCTTCTACGGTTAGTTTATTTGTATTAAGTCGATTACTGTCTATATCTACAACTGTTGTGCCTGCAACATTAAATCTAATAACATCATCATTAGCCCCCGATGTTAGTTCTGCTGTGATGTTAGTGTCGCCGTCAACATCCTGAACTCCGTGTAGTTTTATCCAATTACTTCCGTCATAACCTTCAAATCTTCCAAGTTCGCTGTTAAATCTAATTTGTCCTGCTGTACCTGTTGGTCTTTGTACAGTGTTTCCGATTGGTAATCTAAGAGCTCCGGTTCCGTCTATCACAACTGTTTCAGATCCAGGAGCAAGAGTCATATCTGCTGTTGTAGCTATTGTTGATCCGTTTATAGAAAAATCATCTATAATAATATTTCCTGTGCCTGCTGCCCTAAGTTCTAGATCTGAGTTGCTATTTGTTGTAGTAATAAAATTATCATCAATCAGAATGTCGCCAGTGCTAAAATTGTTAGCCGAAATTGTTCCGCTACTATTAATGTTTCCAACACTTAATGTTCCATCAACTGTTAAGCTATTAGAAATAGTAACATCATTATTTGGTATAATCACTTCGCCACTACCAGCAGCACGTAATTCTAAATCGCTATTACTTTGTGTAGTAGTAACAACATTGCCGCTAATTTGTATATCTTCGAATTGTGTTGTACTAGAAATCGTAACTTCGCCAATAACGTTTAAGGCTCCAGTTAAGTTGTAGTTACCAGTTTGTGTTGTATTACCGGTATGAGTTAATGTACCAACAATAGTAGTATTAGCAAATGTACTTAATCCGTCTACAGTTAAATCCTGTGCTATATTAACGTCATTACTAGGAACAATAACTTCGCCTGTACCGTTTGCTCTTAATTCTAAATCTGAATTACTTAGTGTAGTAGTAATAAAATTATCGTCAATAATTATGTCGCCTGTACTAAATTTATTTGCAGTAATTGTACCTGCCGAATTTATGTCTCCAACGGTAATTGTACCACCTACAATTAAATCATTAGTAATGTTAACATCATTATTAGGAATTAATACTTCGCCTGTTCCTACAGCACGTAGTTCTAGGTCTGTATTGGTAGTTGTAGTTGTTATATAGTTGTCATCAACTAGTATTTCTTCAAACTGCGCTGCTCCAGTAACATCTAAATCTTCAGTGACTGTGAAGTTGCCGGTGACTGTAGTGTCACCTGTTTGCGTATATGTACCTGTATGAGTTAAAGTACCTGTGACCGTTGTACTTTGCAAGTTTGAATTTCCGCTAACTGTTAAATTGTTATCGATTTGTACATTATTTGTAGGTACAAGAATTTCTCCTGTACCGTTTGCACGTAATTCTAAATCAGCATTAGACTCTACAGTTTGAATGTAGTTGTCACGTATTTCTATTCCGTCAACATTAAATTGATTGACATACAAATTACTCCAAATACGAGTTTCTAGTCCTAAACTATAAACACTATCTGTACTAGGAATAATATCAGAATCTATGCCTGCAACAAATTGGATAGTATCTGTGTCTTGGTCGCCAATAGTTATATTACCGCCAATTGTTACGTCACCAGTAACATCTAAATTTCCTGTTATATTAACATTATTGTTTAAATTTATATTATCGCTTGCTGAGACAATGTTAACATCGCCTGATAAACTAGAGAGTGTATTTCCACTTAGGCGCAAATTACCTGTGTCAATCATATCTGCCTTGATAATTGTAGTGTCAGCACCGTCGGTAATAGTTAAACCATTAGCACTATTGATAGTAAAGTTTGTACTATTAAAACTTACGTTACCAGTTTGCTGATCTACAAAAAAGAGATCTCCTACACGGAAATCGCCTTGTTGGTCTACAGTATTGTAGCGAATTTTAGCATCATTTAATTCTATAATTTCATTTGCTTGAACTACAGTTTCTGGATCATTTGTTACTTCTTTTCCGTTGCCTATATACGCCATGTTATGACCTATAGCATATACAATTACGCCCGGGCCATCACCCCAAATACCGTAATTACCATATACACTAGCAGATCCTATCATACGTACTTCTGCACCAAAATCTTTTACGTCATAATTTTCTATACTTGTTGCGGTTGCACCTGATCCTGTGGTTGCAACAATACTCTGTGGAGTAAAGTCAAAACCTACAAAACTGTCATCTTTACCGTCAATAACAAGAATATCTCCGTCCACTGATTCGACATCTACTACTACTGTTGTAGAAGCATCTGTTGACGTAAATGTTACTTGATCGCCTGCTTGGAATGTTCCGGTAATTCCACCTAGTCTAATACGTGTTTTACCATCTCCGTACTTACCGTCATTGCTATCAAAACAGTAAAAACTTCTATTAGCAAAGTAAGAAAATGAGTTCAGCCATTCTACTCTAACACCGTTTGTACAAGTAATTGCATCTACACCTGGAGTAATAAATGTCGCTGAGTGGAACAACATACTTGCTTCTTTAGAGTTAGCAGTTGCATATGCACCGTCAATGTATGCACCTTTACCAGCGTCACCTGCATTAAATCCTCTTGGATCATCTGCTGAATTTGTTCCTGCTGCTACGCTAGTTCCTTCTGTTATAACAGTTATGTTTTTAATATACGGCGAACGTGTAGTTACTTCGTAATCTGTTGCAAAACGGAAAGCATAACCATTGTCTGGGAATGTTCTGTTACCGCCGTTGCAACTATAAACTAAACCGCTGAATAATAAGTTTGCTCCAACATATGTATCATGTGCTACATCTGTTGTTATAACAACTTCACCTGTTGTGTGATCGTAAACTGCATTTGAGACGTTAGCAATTAATGATGTGCTATCGTCAGCACTAATTGTACCACCACTAACATAAGTGTGTGCAAAAGGAGCAGTACCAACATTAATTCTTAAAGTTGTTGCGTTATCAATTTGTGTTACTTCGTATAATTTACTACCGCTATAAAATCCGCTAATAGTAATATCTTCAATAGTAGTTTCGCCATTTAATAAAAATGCATCGTTGTATTCGTAACCACTATTTGGTTTGATCATAACACTACGCAAACTATGTCCTTTGAGTGTTACGCCAACCGGAATAGTTAATGGAAAGTTTTCTTGATATACACCAGGATATACATGGACTGTATCTCCTGCTGTCGCAGCACTTAATGCTTGTTCTACACTAGCATAAGGATCTTGTGGATGATCACCGCTGGCTGTATCATTGCCGTTTTCAGCAACATAGTATATATTTCCTTGCCGTAAAATTAAATCAATGCCGTCAACTTCTAAATCTCCTACTGCAAGGCTTTCAGTAGTAACAGTATTTGCCCAAATGTCTTGCCATTTTTTGGTAGGTGTACCTAAGTTATATGTTATGTGTGCATCGGGAATTAAATCTGACGCAATTTCAGCACTGAATGAAATATTGTCAGTATCTTGATCACCAATAGTAACATTACCGTCTGCGGTAATATTACCTGTGACGTATACATTTCCATCAACATTTAAATCACTATGAACGTCTACAGTACCTGTTCCGTTAGGACGAAGTTCTAAATTTGCATTTGAATTATTTGTAGTTATAGTATTGCCCTCTATGTCAATACTATCAATGCGAGCTTTGTTTTGGTACACTACATTATCAAAAGTACCAAGATTTAAATATTGAGTATTAGAAGATATTGTATTGCCTTGTATGTTAATGTCGGCAATATCTGAATTAGTGTCTACAATTAAATTTGTTGTACGTGTAGTACCAGTTACGTCTAATTCGTGCTCAGGTGAAGCATTTTTAATACCAATACGCTGATTATTAACATCTAGATATAGTAAGTCTGTCTCAAAGGCTAGATCGATCCCATTACGGATCAAATTAGACTTCAAGAGCGGACCTGATATGCGACCAACAGCCATCTCTTCTCCTCAACACGGGGATCCTGTCCCTCTAGCCTAAATTTTCAGCTTATGCTCTTTGCTGGCTAACCACAGTTTGTTGATAAAAGTATGGTCTTACTTCTATCAATAGTATTTATCGATATTAAAGAAAAGGAGGGTATTACCCAAAGATTAGCGTATATTCTAAAAGCAAGTCTTGGAATTCTTGTTCAGAAATAACATCAGATGCTGGACCACCTGACGGAATCCAGAAATTCCCGTCCCAAGTTTCCATTATTTGATCATCTGTGTTAAATCTAGTCTCAGCTACTACAGGATTTCTAACTGTTGGTCGTTCAGCTGTTGAACCAAACGGAAATACAACACCTAATGTAGTCGGAAACTTGGCATATCCAGTACCAGTGTGTTTCACAACCAATCCGCCGTAAGTTTTGTTATTTTCTATAACATTATTAGTTAAGGCTAAACTACCATTAACAAGTTTACCGGTACCTGCAGTTCTTAATTCTAAGTCGCTATTTGATACATTAGTGCTAATTTGGTTATCATTAATATTAACATCGTCGACTTGCAATCCGTGTATACTTAACCCATTTATTGATGTTGTTGCAACTTGGGTTCCGTCAACATTAAAAAATAATGTATTATTTGTTGGATGAGCAGTAACACTTGTTTGCCTGTCGCTTGAA